AAGACCATACACCAAGTGAAGGAGCAGGTGTAAATGCAATTAGATATCAAGGTAATTATGATAGAAATATCGGATTATTCACTGATGGACAATTAGAATATGGTGGAACATTTAATTTCTATCCACAAGATTGGAAGTTCTTAGCAATGGCAATTGGAAGTGTTAACTCACCAACAGGAAGTCATTTAATAAGAGAAAGCAATAGTGATGATAAGAATTATGCAGTACAATCTCAGAGTTTATCGAGTTTTACACTTGAAGATTCTAAGAAGACACATACAGCAGGAAGTAACTTTATAAGAACTTTTGATGGTTGTGTAGTAGATTCACTTACATTAACAATGAGTGAAGGAGAGATAGCATCTTGCGAAGTAGGATACTTAGCTAAAGATGTTGACTTTTCGTCTGGAGCAGTAACAGTTGTTACACCTAGAACTACTAAACCATATATGTGGAGTGATATTGCAGTACACTTACCATCTGGAACCACACTTACAAATGCAACTGACTTTAGTTTAACTATAAATAATAATTTAGAGAGACGTTTCCCTCTAAATGGAAGTAGAGTTATAGAAGAATTAATTCCTTTAAATAGGGATTATGAAGTTAGTGCTAATTTTGTTATGGATGCATCTAATGCTAAAGCCTTATATGACCAGTATTATATTGGAGGAAGTTCTTTCAATAGTATGGTTGAGATGAAGGCAACAGCAGGAAGTGCTTACATTATAATGAGTGGTTGTAGAATTACTGATATGTCAGTGCCTAGTCCAGTAGAAGGATTGCATGAACAAACAGCAACTATAATGCCTACAGAAGTAACAGTTAATGTGACAGATTCAATCGGTAGTTATTCAGCTTGGTAATTTATAAAATAAACCTGATTTAAAGTTAGAATCCGATTCAATTTTCTTTGGATTCATCAAATATATAACAATAGGAGGAAAACAAACATGGAAAAAATAGTAAAACTTTCAAGTGGAAAGGAATACATTGTAAAAGAAGTAAAGTATAAAGATATGGTAGCAAATGCTGGAGCAGATAAAGAAACTTCAGCTAAATTTTTACTTACTGCATCAACTGGAATTACAGATGAAGATTACAGTGAACTTAGTATGAAAGACGGAATTGTTTTGCAAAAAGTAGTTAATACCATAAATGGTTTAAATGATGATGATTTTTTGCAGGAAGCTCCGAAAGAAAGCAGTTCATAAGTGATTTAATCATTTGTAAACATTTCGGATGGAGCTTAGATGTTGTTTATAAACTAACTATCAAAGAATATAAAATGATACAATCATATTTTAAAAAATTAGAGAAAGACAATAAAAGAATGGAACAAAAAGCTAAAAGTAGGGGTAGAAGGAGATAATGGTAGCAGGGCAATCAGTAAACATACTTATTAATGGTATAGATAATTTTTCAAGAACATTTAGTAGAGCACAGTTATCATTAGCAAGTTTTCAAAAAGCAGCAATAGGTGTAGGAATAGCATCTGCAGCAATGGCTGTAGGATTTGGAAAAGCAGTTGGAACTGCAATTGATTTTGAAAGTGCGTTTGCTGGTGTTAAGAAAACAGTAGATTTAACAGAAGAAGGATTTGCTGATTTAAGTCAAAGATTTAAAGATTTATCTGGTGAACTTCCATTATCTTATATTGAATTATCAAAAATTGGTGAAATTGCTGGTCAATTAGGTGTTAGTGGTGTAGATAATTTAGAAATATTTACTAAAACAGTAGCAGATATTGCAGCTACAACAAATATGACTGCAGAAGCAGCAGCAACTAGTTTTGCTAGAATTGCTAATATTATGCAGGAACCATTAGAAAATGTTGATAAAATGGGTGCAGCAGTAGTAGATTTAGGAAATAATTTTGCTACTACAGAATCAGAAATTACAACTTTTGCAACAAGAATTGCGGGTGCAGGTAATATTGCTGGAATGACTACTTCTGATATCATGGCAATTGGTACAGCATTTAGTTCAGTTGGTGTTCAAGCGGAAGCAGGTGGTACAGCAGTTCAGAAAGTTTTAATTAATATGAATACAGCTGTTACAACTGGTGATGAAAAACTTGAAACATTTGCTGAAACAGCAGGAATGACTAGGAAAAGAATTTCAGAAAGCTTTTAAAGAAGATGCAGGACAAGCATTTGAACAATTTGTATTAGGATTAGGTACAAAAGGTGATGAGGCAATTCTTGTTCTTGATGAATTAGGATTATCAGACCAAAGATTAATACGTTCATTTTTATCTTTATCAAATGCAGGTGATTTAATAACAAGAACATTTGATACTAGTACAAAAGCTTGGAAAGAAAATACAGCTTTAGTAGAAGAGGCAAATAAGCGTTATGAGACATTAGCATCACAAATAGAAATGGCAAAAAATAGATTTATGGTTTTATTTTCAGCAATAGGTGAAAAATTAGCACCTATAATTGAAAAAGTTTTGATTCCTGTATTAGATAAAATGATTTCACTATGGGATGAATTAAATCCAGCAATGCAAACAGCAATTATAGTAGGAACAGCTGTTACAGTAATGGTTGGTTTATTAGCAGGAGCAATTGCATTATTAACATTAGTTGCATCTCCTTGGTTATTAATTATTGGAGCAATAGCATTAGCATTAGGTGCATTAAGTGCAGCAATATATTATGCTTATCAAAATAGTGAAACATTTAGAAATGGAGTAAGTTTATTATGGGAAGGATTACAATTACTTTGGTCTGTTGTAAAAAATTTCTTACTTCCATCATTTTTATTATTAAAAGTAGCAGTAATATTTATAAAGGATTCTTTTTTATTCTGGATGGATGTATTAGCACCAGTGGTAGAATGGCTTAGAATTTTAGTTGGTTGGCTTCAAACAGCAGTAGATTGGTTAAATAAATTAACATTTGGAATGTTTGATTCAGGTGCTAAAGAAGTTGATAGATATACTGAAAGTCTTACTAAAGCAAATGAGGCAACTATTATATTAAATGGTACAAATAAGAAGATTAGTGAAGATATTATTAAATTAAATGAAAAAAATGAAAAAGTTAGTAATGATATGATTATATTAAATAAAAAAAATGAAGAAGCTAGTGCATCTTATCCTAGTTCAAGGAAAGAGGGACCAAAAACTATAGAAGAACTTAAAGCAAGTTTTAATACTCCTAAAAATATAAGTTCACTTGATATGCTTAATTCGTCAAAATCTGATGGTTATACATTGTCAAAAGTAATAAAATTAAATGATTTTATAATGAGTAATGGAAAAGTTTATCAACCTCATGCTCAAGATACAATAATTGGGACTAAAAATCCTGGTGGAATAACAGTATATATTGATAACTTAAATGGGTTTAATGCCAAAGATATTGCAAACGAGTTACAAAGAGAATTAAAACAGGCAATAAGGATTTAAAATGACAGTATATACTAAACTAGAAATTGGTGGGGTTGAATATACTGCAGATAGTATTAGAATTGAAAAAAATATAAGTGATTTTGATGCATCTACTAATTTTACTATAAGATTCAATAACTATGCTGGTGATTATAAAGATACATTTGCTTTAAATGATGAAGTAGAAATATGGGCAGAAAAAGATGTAACTCCAGCTACAACAAAAATATTATTAGGAATTATAGAAAGTGTAGATTTTGCTGGTAGTGATTTAAATGAAAATTTAGTATTAACTGGTAGAGATTATACAGCAATAATGCAAGATATTATTGTTAGTCCTAGGATTTATAAAAATACTGAAACAAGTAATATTGTTGAGGCACTTATGGGACAAAATGCTAGAGGAAAAGGAATAACGTTAAATAATGTAAATGCTACAACTACAAATATTAATAGAATTACTTTTAATAATGTTAGTTTATATGATGCGATATCTCAACTTGCTGAACTTGCTGGTTATTATTTTTATATTGATAGTGATAAAGATTTACATTTTGAAGAAAGAGATAGTGTTAGTAGTGGATTAACAATTGGAAAATCACAAATTCAATCACCATTAGCACAATATATAATGAATGATAATGCAGCAAATACTACAGTTTCTGATAGCATTGGAAGTTATGACGGAACATCTATAAGAGATACAAATCAATTATCTGTTACTGGAAAAATAATTAGTGGTTTAAATTTTAATGGTGTTGGTGGAGGAAGTAATTTTGTATCTCATTGGGGTTGGAATGAAAGTGGAACTACAACAGATGATTTAGCAGGTATGGTTACTGGAAGTATGGATACTTACGCTGGATTTGGGGTAGGAAAAATTGGAAGTTGTTTATTAGGAGCAGGTTCAGCAGAATTAGGTTCAGGAACACCTGCATATAGTGCAGCAACATTAGGTTATTTTTCAGTACCAATGGAAATAATAGGTTCTGGTCATACTGTTTGTTGGTGGCAACAAATTGATACTTATGTACAAGGATATAGTGGAACAGCAGCATATCAAAATAATTATGCTAATGTAGCCGGTCATTCTGTTGATATTCATGACAGTTGCATTGGACTTAGACCAACCAGTATTATTCTTCAAGATATAACTGGTAATGAATATTCAGTTAGTGCAACTAATACATCTGGTACAGATGATTGGCATCATTTTGTTGTTAATTTTACAGACACTGAAACCACATTCTATAAAGATGGTGTGTATGTAAATACTGATTCAGCAATAGGTAGTAATACAGTTGAATTTGACAGAATGGCATTTGGATATGCAGGAAATGCATTAGATGGTAGACTTGATGATTTTAGACATTATGACAAGAATTTAACAAGAGCAGATATCACATCAATTTATGCATCAGGTACAGGAACAGAAGCTATAAGTGACTATGTAAGTCTTGGAAATTTTACACATACTTCTGAATCAAATTTTTCTTATGGTGGATGGATTAAATTAAGAAGTATTAGAGATAATCCAGATAGTTCAAGAACAGAAGAAAGACAAATTATAGGAAAACAACATGGTGATGCTGATACTTTATCTATAAATAATGATTTAAAAGTTAATTTTAGACCGAATGATAGTACTGTTATTTCTAATAGTGCTATCAGTTTAAATACTTGGACTCATATTTTTATTACTTATAATTATATTGATGCTGCAAATGTTAATATTAAAATTTATATTAATGGACTTTTAGATAAAGAAAAAACAATGGCAGAAGATGCATTTGGTTCAGGAAACATGTGGATAGGTTGGGATAGTCGATTTGAAAATGTATTTGACGGTGAAATGAATGATATTAGAGTTTATAGTAAAACATTAACACAAGGTGAAATTGATGCTATTTATAATAATGATGATGGTACAGAAACACTTAATCCAACTATTGATTCATCAAACATAGAACAAGCAAAATTTTCAACAACAGATAGTGATATATTTAATAATATTCAAGTATTTGGAGATAGGGTACTAACAGGAGCAAGAGAAGAATTTGCACCACAAGCAGGTAGTCTTTATATTCTTGACGACCATCCTTATAATATGAGAGTAATTGGAAGTGGAGCTACAAATACAACATTACAACCAGGTGGAATTAATAATGTTGCTGACCCAGGAACAGAAGATGTAGAATGGTTAGTAGATTTCCAAGCAAGTAGTGTTACAATTACATCAGGAACTACAGCAGGTGATAATACAGGTTGGTTAGGAAGTGTAATAGTTTTCGAATATGATAGAAGTTCTCCATTGGTTTCAATTAAAAGTGATAGTGATAGCATTACTACTTATGGTCAAAAAGATAAAATTGTTATTGATAGGAATATTAAAACTTTAGAAGAAGCAACTTTGAAAGCAAATGCTATATTATCTAAAAATAAAGACCCATTAACTGAAGGAAGAACATTTGTATATGATATTACAGATGTTACACCAGGACAAACAGTAAATGTTAATATTCCATTTCATAATATTGATAATGAAACATTTTCAATCATAAATGCTGTTTATGATTTTAATCAAGAGAGTTGTAACACTGATAATGTTTTACAAATTACAGTAAACAAAAGAATAAAGAATTTTATAAACTATATTAAAGAAGTAGAACAAAGATTAAGAAGACTTGAAGGTGCAGAAGTAGATACTTCTATTACAAATCTTGAATCAGCAAGTGATAGTATTCAAATAACTACTAGTGGAACAAAGGTTATACAAATTGGAATTGGTTCTGCATTTTTCTTTAATATTCCAAATCATAATGTATTTAATTCACCTTCATCAGTTTTAGGTCCATGGGTAGGCGGAAGTGTGGTGGTAACAATATGATATTTAAAATAATAAATAGGAGGATAAGATGGGAATAACTACACATGGTTTAACAGTTTGTGCTGCTGCATTAGCAGGAAGTTACACTGAAAATCATTATATAGCAGTCGGTATAAGCGGAATAGCTTTTGCTAGTGGTAATACAATTCTTGGTAGTGAATTTGAAAGGAATCAAATTGATACTAAAGATTTGTCAACTGCAGAAGAAGTTACATTTATTGCTAATTGGGCACCAAACGATATTAGTGGTTGCATAATGAGAGAATTCGGTACATTTACAGTTGGTAGTGCTATGATAAATCGTGAAGTTTTAACAGGAAGTTTAGTATTCGATGGTGAGCAAGAACTACAAATACAACAAACATTCAAATTCGTAATATAAAATGAAAGGAGGAGTAAATGGCAAACTTATATAGTCAATATTCGAGTGGAACGCAATTTTCAGCAGGAACTATAGTTGGTAGTGCATTAGGAACATCTGGATTAAATCCAATTGTTGATAGATTAAATTCTATAAGCACAGCTAATAATCTAATAATTGGAAGTTTAGTTAGTGGAACAAGCACAGTGGTTAATATGACAGATGGAACAGTTACAGGTAGCCCATCAAGTGCTAATGATATAGCAAGCAAGAATTATGTAGATGCAAATGCAGTTACAGAGCTTACATTAACAGCTGGTGAAGGAATTGATATTACAGCTGGTTCAACTATTTTAGGAGAAGATGCAACTGATAGTAATAAAGGAATAGCAAGTTTTGATTCAACACATTTTACAGTAACTGCTGGAGATGTAGCAATCAACGAAACATCAATCAATCCAACATCATTAGGAACTGATTGTGTGGCATTAGACCATGGAACAGCAGCAACTGATATGGTTGTTAATGTCTGTTATGGAACAGGAAGTGCACCAACAGCAAATACTACAACAGAGGGGACTTTATTCATAAAGTATACTGCTTAGAATGGCAACTTTTGGTGATGGAACTGATGGTGTATTACTATTTACAACGGGTAGTAAGTCTTATGGTAATCTAACTGAGAATGTTGATTATACAGTTAGTGGAGATACTCTTTACTTAAATTGTAATCAAGTTTATAATTTTACAAATTTTACTCTTGGGATAGGAACAGAATTAAGAACAAGAAGTACAACTGGAGCTGCTCTTTATATTAGAGCAACAGGTACTATTGATATTTCTGGAATTATTAGAGCACAGTTTAGTTCATCAGAAACTCCAACATATGGACAAGGTGTTGTTGATAATTGGGTTTCTGGAACTGATGATGGTACAATAAATACACCAAGTGTTAAAAATGGTGGTAATGGTGGAGCTGGTGGACAAGGTAACAATGACCCTAATTCTCATGGTGGGGCATATGGTTCGCAAAGTTCTGGTTATGGAGGAGGAGGTGGCGGTGGAGGTGCTGCTGAACCTGGTGCTGATGAAGCTTGGGGAGGAGATGGTGGAGATGGAGGAGCTTCTCCAAGTGGTGGTACAGGTGCATCTGCAAGTTCTGGTCAAGATATAAATGGTAGTCATGGTTATCAATCTCGTGGTGGAGGAGGAGCTGCTGTTAGTGATAGTGGCGGTGGAAACTGTTCAGGTGGAAGCGGTGGGACCAATCATGGTAGTGATGGAAGTGATGGAAGTGGTCCTGATGATGAAGAATGTACTGGTGGTGGAGGAGGAACTGGTGGAAAAGCTGGTACCTCTGGTATACATGTTTATATTATAGGAACAATAATTGATTTTACAGGAACAATAACTGCTTCTGGAACAAGTGCAACAGCTGGCGGAGATGGTGGTGATGGTCATGCTGATGGCGAAGGTCCTGGTGGTGGTGGTGGAGGAGGTTCTGGTGGAGGAGGAGGAGGTAATTCTGGTAATATTACTTTTAGATATTCAACTATATCAGATTCTGGTTCAAAAAATATGGATGCAGGTTCAGGTGGTACTAATGGTACAGGTGGTTTATCATTAGACCAAGATGGAAGTACAGTTGGAAAACCTGGAAATAATGGGTCTTCAGGAACTAATGGTGATTCAGGTTCATATACAGCAGATGTAATTATATTAACAAAAATAAACATTGGGGATGATTGGAAATTAATTGAAACTTATCAAATAAATATTAGTGATGTTTGGAAAACAGTAAATTCAATACAAATAAATATAGGAGACGTTTGGAAAACGGTGTTTTGATATGTCATTTTTAACTTTTATAATAAATCTGTTTAATAACAATTCAACACAAAGCAGTGTATGGACAACAAATAATATTTTGAATGATAAATCTATATATAACTTATTTCCTGGTACTATTAAAATAATTATGGATAGCAAATATAAATTAATTCCAAAAAACAATATGAATTATTTCTTAAAAAATGATAATACATCTTATAAAAAATATGTTGCTGAATTTCATGATTGTGATGATTTTGCTGTTGTTTTATGGGGGAGATTAAAAGAAAACTTTCAAGGTGGAGCAATAGGGTTAGCATTATCAGATGAACATGCATTTAATTTTTTTATAGATGATAAATGCCAAGTTTGGATAATAGAACCACAAAATGATAAAATATTTAAACCAAATAATACTTCTAAATATAAATTAAAGAGGATATTTTTATAATGGCAACAAAGAAATTTAGTTGGAAAATCTGGGGAATGAAGATTTTAATGACTTCACTAGCAGTATTACTTGCTGGTGGTGTTAGTGTATGGCAAGAAAACCCATATTGGTTAGCAATTCTTCCAGTTTTAACAGCACTTAACAATTATTTAAAAAATAAATGAAATTATCTAGGATATTACAAAAAGAAGTAGACCTATTTAGTAATAAATATAATTCTATTGATTATAAGGAACATTTATTAAAAATGGATATTCCAGAAATATTAGCAGATGTATTAGTTATACAGTATGAAAAAATTATAAATACTGCAATACACCATGGAAATATAAAAACTTATAATACATGGTTCAACCCAATCAAAAAAAAATAAAAAAA